TGCAATACCTCGCCATGGCCGGGTTCGATGTGAACGAGGTGGTCGCAGCAATGCCTGGCATGCTGGCGCTGGCCTCGGCCGGGGCGACGGATCTGGGCAGCACCGCCGACATCGCCTCGAACATCCTTACCGGATTTGGCATGCAAGCCGGTGAGATGGGCCACGTGGGCGATGTGCTGGTCAATACCTTCACCAGCTCGAACACCACGGTCGGCATGCTGGGCGAGACCATGAAATATGTCGCACCGGCGGCGGCGTCACTTGGCGTTGATCTGGAAACGGCCGCTGCCATGGCAGGGAAGCTGGGCGATGCCGGTATTCAGGGCAGCGAGGCGGGAACCGCTCTGCGCGGGATGCTGACACGCTTGGCAGCGCCATCCAAAGAAGCATCTGACGCCCTGAAAAAGCTCAAGGTTTCGGTCTCTGACGCCAACGGAGACATGCGCGCGGTCCCTGATATCTTGGCGGATATTGACGAGGCGATGCGGGGCTACGGTGGTGCGGCGCGCGCCGAACTGATCAAGACACTCTTCGAGACAGAGGCCATGAGCGCTGCGACGATCCTGTTGGGGCAGGCAGGATCCGGGTCACTGCAAAGCTACGCTGAAAGCCTGAAGGAGACAGGATCCGCCGCGCGCGTGGCCGCGCAGATCAACGCGACCACGGCCGGGGCGATCAAGACGCTGCAAAGCCGGGCCGAGGCGCTGTCGATTGCACTGGGGACGCTCCTGCTGCCGATGATCGTGGATCTGACCGACGCGCTGATCCCGATGTTCGACACGCTGACCGCATGGGGCGAAGCGAACCCGGAACTCGTGCGTGGCGCCGCATTGCTGGCTGCGGGGCTTTTGGGGCTACGGGTCGCGCTGCTGGCCGGTCGGATCGTGCTACAGCCGTTGATCATTGCGTTTTGGGCGCTGAACGGCGCACTGGGAGCGCTGATCTGGGTCTTCGGTGCCGCGACATCGACAATCGCCTTTTTTGGCCGGATCCTGCTCTGGACCAGCACCGTCGTAGCACGCCTGGCCGTCGGGGCGTTCGGGCTGCTCGGCCGCACGCTTCTGTTCGTTGGCCGCACGCTTCTGTGGGTCGGCCGTGTGGCGCTGGCGAACCCGCTTCTGCTGGTCCTGACAGGGATCGCGCTCGCCGTCTGGGCGATTTACGAAAACTGGGACGGCTTCGTGTCCTATTTCACCGACAAGATCGACCGGGTCCGGGCCGCCTTCGAACAAGGGCTGCTGAACGGCGTTCTTGCGCTGCTCTCTGAACTGAACCCCTTCGCTATGATGCGCGACGGCGCGATCGCTCTGGCGGATTTCATCCTGGGCAAGCTCCGCGATGCCTTTGACCTCAATCTCTTCGACAAAGGGGCCGCGATGATCGCCAGCCTCAAGGATGGTGCATGGTCGATCCTGACCAGCATGGTCGATGGGATCCGCGCCAAGCTGCAGTCCATCGTTCCAGACTGGATGATCGAGGCCTGGAACTGGGTCAAAGGTGACGAAGCCGCCCCCGGCGGCGGCGGTGTCCCCCAGGAACCCACCGGCGCCCGCGCTTTGGGTGGGCCGGTGCGTGCCCGTGGCATCTATCGCTGGATGGAAGAGGGGCAGGAGATGTTCTCGCCCACGGTCGACGGATCGGTCATCTCGGCCCGGCAACTGGGGGCACTGAAGGCGGGCGGCACGGGGCGCAGTTCCTCGATCAGCATCGGTGACATCGTGATCCACGCGGCCCCGGGCCAATCGGCCGCCGAGGTTGCCCAGGTTGTGCGCCGCGAGATCGAGCGCCTGCTGAAGCCAAGCGGCGCGCTGCACGATGGGGGTGCCTATGCTGACTAGCCTGGTGATGATGGCATTGGGATCGTTCCGGTTCGGGGTGAACTCGGCCGGGTATCAGACCTTCGTGCGCTCCGCCGCCTGGCGGTGGGAAAAGGTCGACCGCGCGGGCCGTGCCCCAGCGCTGCAGTACCTCGGCCCGGATGCAGATGAAATCACCCTTGAAGGGGTCATTTACCCCCACTTCAAGGGGGGCCTGCGGCAGGTCGAACTGATGCGCCTGGCGGCGTCGACGGGGGCGCCGCTGATCCTGGTCGATGGGCTTGGCTGGGTCTGGGAGCGCTGGGTCATCACCGCTGTCGAGGAACGCAAGAGCGTGTTCCTGCCCGGGGGCGCCCCGCGCAAGATCGAATTCACGGTGCGACTGCGGGCCTACGGTGCGGACGGGGGGACGCTGTGATCTATCGTACGAAAGAAGGGGACATGCTGGACGCCATCTGTCTGGCCGAACTTGGGTCCGAAGCCCATGTCGTGACCGTGCTGGAGGCCAACCCGGGGCTGGCAGATCGCGGCCCGGTTTATCCTGCCGGGATACTGATCACGCTTCCCGCGATCACCACCTCGACCGTGCGGACGGGCGAGATCCGCCTGTGGGGGCGCACATGATCCCGGCGTTTCAGATCATTGCCGATGGCGAAGACGTTACTGCGACGATTTCTGATCGGCTGGAATCGCTGGAAATCGTGGACGAGGACGGCACCAAAAGCGACCGCCTGGATCTGGTCATCGATGACCGCGACGGTCTGGTGGCGTGGCCCGACATGAATGTGGTGCTGGATGTGTCGCTCGGGTTTCGCGGACAAGCCCTGCATGCCATGGGGCGCTACGCAGTCGCATCTGTATCTGGCCAGGGGCCGCTGCAGATTATCGAGATCGGCTGCAGCCCGGCGGACATGAAAAGCGATGTGCGCGCGCCCCGCACCCGCTCCTGGGAGAATGTCACACTGTCGGATGTCGTGGCGCAGATCGCGTCGGAAGCGGGCCTGAAGCCAGTGGTCTCGGCCTCGATCGCTGCGGAACGCTGGAGCTATATCGCCCAGACCGCCGAAAGCAATTTGCACTTTCTGACCCGCCTGGCACGCACGATCGACGCGACCGCGAAGCCCGCAGGCGGGGCGTTGGTGGTGCAGAAACGTGGGGAAGGCAAGACGGCGGCAGGCGATGCGCTCGCCCCGGCCGAGCTTTCCAGATCCGAACTGAGCAGCTGGCGTTGGCAGCTGGATGGCCGCGAAAGCTACAGCTGCATCGAGGCGGAATGGAGCGAACCGGGCGCGGCCAAGCGCAACCTGGTCACCCGTGGTAGCGGCGCGCCCAAGCGGCGTCTGAGACATGTTCACGCGAGCCGCTCCGAGGCGGAGCGCGCAGCCGAGGCCGAGCTGTCCAGGGCATCCCGCGGGTCTCTCAAGATCTCGGTCAATGTGGCCGGGTTTCGCCCCCAGCTGCTGGCGGGCGCCACCGTGAAGCTGTCCGGTCTGCGGGCCGAGCTGAATGGCGAATGGCACATCACGCGCGTGCGCCACCGGCTGAAAAACGCGCTTTTGACCGAATTTGAAGCCGAGAAGGGAGTCCAAAATGCTGACCACCGTTGACCAAAACTGGACTGATCCGGTTACGACAACTTCCCGCATCCTGTTGCAGGTTAAGTCTGGGGGGCCTGGATTGATCAGCCTGGGTACCACGGAGCCCGTCAATGTGGACGATGGGGCCGACATTATGACGGGGGAAGTCTTGTTCCTCGAAGTTGGCAGCACCTATCGATTGCGCGCGGCTGGCGCCGCCTCCACGGTGTTTTATATCGGGGAGATACAATGAGACGGCTGATTTGGCCTCGTCTTGGGATCGATGGCAGACAAGGCCAGAACGGCTTGCGCGCAGCATTTACCCCCGTGCTGTCTAACGCCAACGCGACTGGGGGCTACGCGGTCACCTGCGCTGGCTCTCTCATGGCATACGCCCCGAACACGATGCGTTGGGGCTGTCTGGATGGCAAGCGGGCGGTGCTGGTCGAGGCGGGTGCGACGAACCTGCTGAGCCGCGCGATCACAAGTATCACGACGGGCTGGACCCTGAACGGGGCGAGCGGCAGCCCCCTTGCGCTCAATGCGCTGGCGCTGTTTCCCGGGGTCACGGTCACCTCCAACGGGGCGCTCTGGCATCGTATGGCGCACTCCGACGAACCTGCGGTGACGAATGGCGCGAGCTATCATCTGCGCGTGTTCCTCAAGTTCGGCACTTCGGGCAAGCTCATGGTGACGTTGCGCAATAACGCCGCGTCTATCGAGAACCGGTTTCTGATCGACTCCAACGGCGTCCTTAGCCTTGTCAGTGGCGCGTTCAGCAATATCGCGCTGACCCCTGTCGGGGTCGATGGCGTCTATCGTCTTGATGCAAACTTCGTGCCGAGTTTTACCGGCGCTCTGAGTTTCGGTTTGGGGCCGGGGAGTGCAGTCGTTGGGGATAGCGTGGTCGTGCTTGGAGCGCAGTTCGAAACTGGCACTGTCGGGACGAGCTTCATCAACACCGCCGGTGCTGCCGCGACGCGGGCTGCCGATCTGGTCACAGCCCCGATCACTGCGGACGTGTCGGGCGGTGTGCGAGTGCGCGGGACGTTCCGAATGGATGCGGCGGTTGGCGGTTTCGACCGCGTGTTCCAGCTTGATGACGGGGACAATAATAACCGCATGACACTGCATTGGGGTGCAGCTAACGGCGCGTTCAGGGTCGAGCAGTGGGCGAATTCGGTCTCTCAAGGAGGCGTGAACGCTGCTGGCCCTGAAATCGGTGATACCTGTCATTTCGACATATCGTTCACGCCGTCTGGCGTTGTGGGTGTGCTGTCTGGGGTGAGCTTCTCGTTTGCTGGCGCTGGCGGCTATGTCACCCCCACTGTTGTGAGGCTTGGAAGTAACACGGCTGGCGGTGCCATTCCTGCCAGCCTTCTGTGTTCCGAATTCATTGTGTCGGGGGTGTGACAATGAAACCATTCTATCTCAAATGCTCCAACGAGGCTGACGCAATCTCCGCGCTGCCGATGCTGACAGAGACAGACGAGGACAGCGCGACGATCTGGGCGCAGTCGGCGCATACCGCAGTCATGCCGCTCCCTGCACTAGCCCTGCCGACAGGCGAGACCTACACGGACGAGTATGGGGTAGAGCACCCGGTTACCGTTGTCTCGCCGGATTATCACCTCAACGTGCTGACGGACGATCCAGAGGTGATGGCTGCAATCGATGCTATGCCAGTGGAGTGCAGGCCGGAGCCTGAAACGCCGGTTGTGGTGTGGGCGGAGTTGCCTTGATCAACGCAAAAGCAGGAATAGCGTCCGCTGGCGCATATCGATGGGGGCAGCACGAGCCCCGAGTGTGCCGCGCTTTGTCGGGATCTGCACAAACCGCACGCCCCGGCGCAGCAGGGCGGCCGCAAAGCCCACCAGATCACCGATCACGCCGCCACCGAAGGTCCATAAAGAAGGAGATATAGAGCCGCGGCGCGGCCAGCATTCGCGAGAGAAAACCTGTTGCTGGACTGGCCTGCCTGACTGAAGATTTGCTGTATAGGCGAATCATATTGGGGCACTGAATGTCGATTATTGAAGACAGGGACACTGATAAATCCACCCGAGCAAAGGAAGTATCCCTGCTGAAAGAAACGCTATCTACGCTGCGAGGGCGCATGACATGGACTTCCTTGCGCACGCTACTGCACATGCATGGACTGCCCACGGGGCAGGGATACCTGCGCACTCTGGCCAAAATAGATGCTGGGACAGAACCTCTCGAAGGACGAACTGGTCGGATACAAGATGCGCTGGTGGAGCATTTACTGTGTGGGATGAAGTTCACTAAGCTCTATGAGGTTGACAAAGCTGATCTCGAAAGACTTCAGAACTTCATAAGTAGCCTTGAGCCTGAAGAGTGCCCGGCTACGTCACATTTCCCACTCGCACTCTCTGAAGAAGAGCTTCTGAACGAAAACTCTGGCTGAGCTGCTGCCGGTTTCGTGGACACGAAGATAAGATCGTGACCAAGGAACTGGAGAGTGGATATGACGAGACGAAAGTTCAGCCGTGAGTTCAAGATCGAGGCCGTAAGGCTGGTGACGGACCGG